GACTGCCAACGGTGAAGTAGCATATGATCGTAGCCGTGTAAACATTAGTCCAACTGCAATGCAGTATGACATGGGTGTGTATTACAAGTACAAAACTAAAAACTTAAACTTGATCTCCTACGGTGAACATCAGACGAACTATCTTAACCAAACAGGCGTGAGTAATCAACAGTTTGGTTTCGCACTTAACAAGGAATTCTAAGATGGATTTAAAATCAATTTGTTTAGAATATTTTTTTAATTTTTCACTTAAAGATATAGATAGTTTATCTAAGATGTTTGCTTCTAGTTGTCAGTTACGTGATTGGGAAAACTCGGCAGTAGGTAAAGAAGATGTCGTAGCTATTTATGAAAAGATTTTTAACAGCGTAGATACTATAGCAGTTACTCCTAAGGCCTTATACGAAGATAGTGATACTATCATAGCTGAACTATTAATCACCATCAATGGTAAGGAACAGATTTTAGTTACAGACATTATTACATTTAATGAAGCAGGCAAAATTATCAGTGTTAGAGCATATAAAGGATAAACAATGGAAAAGTTATACGTAGATGACCAACAGATCCGAGAATACGTTAATAAAATTTCATATCAAATGTATAAAGATAATTGGCGTCCAGACTATATTGTTGGTCTGACCCGCGGAGGACTTGTTCCCGCGGTGTACATGAGCCATATGTTAGATATTCCTATGGAAACATTAAAGGTAGCTCTACGTGATGGTACTGGCGGTGAAAGCAACGGTTGGATGGCTGAAGACGCATTTGGCTATATAGATGCTAGTGCAGTTCCTAGACCCAAAGGTGAGCCAACAAGTGATCCTAGTCTACGTAAAAACATCTTGATCTTAGATGACATTAACGACACAGGTGCTACATTAGATTGGATCATCCAAGATTGGCAAGCAGGTAGTTTACCCAATGATCCAGCCTGGACAGACATCTGGGGCAATAATGTTCGCTTTGCTGTATTATTTGATAATCTGAGCAGCGAGTTTAGCCGCAAGGTTGACTATCATGCTGTAGAAATAAACAAAGCCGAAGAAGATGTTTGGATTGTTTATCCATGGGAGAGATAGGTTGCATTTTTTTATAAAACATAGTAAACTAATAGGATGGCTAGCTAATATCATTACTATTATTGGTGTGATATTCACCAGTCTCGATATGTATCCGCTTAACATTATTATATTGTCATTAGCTGGTGTGCTTTGGGTCATAACAGGTATACTATGGCGTAAACCTGAACTATGGTCATTGAACGCAATCATATGTGTGATTTATCTTTACGGATTATTTAGATGAGCAAATTAAAAGTCAGTGAAATATTCTATTCAGCACAAGGCGAAGGTCGCTTTATTGGCGTACCTAGTGTGTTCTTAAGGACCTTTGGTTGTAACTTTACCTGTGGTGGGTTTGGTATGAAGGATCGTACACAGATGAGCACAGAACGTGAGTTCATCGATCCAACAAAATATCGTATCTATGAAGACTTACCTTTGGTTACGACAGGCTGCGACAGTTATGCGAGTTGGGATCCTAGATTTAAGAACTTCAGTCCACTATTAGAAATTGATGCTGTTGTTAACCGTATGCTAGATCTGGTACCTAGCAACAGTTGGATCATGCCCAATGGCAATGATACTCATTTGGTCATCACAGGTGGTGAACCATTGCTAGGTTGGCAACGTGCTTATCCAGACTTGTTAAGTCATAAAGATATGTATAACTTAAAGAATCTAACATTTGAAACAAATGGCACCCAAGAACTACATGAAGACTTTGCCAAGTATTTGAAACTTTGGAATCGCGGCAGTAGAGAGATAACATTCAGTGTCAGTGCTAAACTAAGTGCGTCAGGTGAAGCGTGGGACGATGCCGTCAAACCAGAGACTGTTAAGAGCTATGAGCGTGTTGGTACAACATATCTTAAATTTGTAGTTGAAAATCCTAAAGATTTTGATGAAGTTGATCGTGCAGTATCAGAATACCGTAAGGCCAAATTTAAAGGTGTTATATACATTATGCCGGTAGGCGGGGTGGTTAAAGTCTACGATGGTAATAAATTTAATGTAGCTGATGAAGCTATGCGTCGTGGTTATTATTACAGCCCAAGATTACATGTTGATCTTTGGGGTAACAGTTGGGGAAAATGAAATGAGTATTAATCAAATATTATTTGCTTGTGGAGTATGGTTAGTTTTAATAGGTTTAGTGTATCGTCACATTACATTTACTAAAATCAAAGAATGTTATAGCATGTGGTTTACAAGGGAGTATTGGACTGATTATAATACTGTAGAATTTGCCAGTTGGGCGGCTAAGGCTTTTATCATTGTTCCTGGCTTGATCTTTGGCATCAGTATTTGGTGGCTATATTTTTTTACACTTTTCACAAGCCTGACACTTATTTGGGCTAGCGAAAAGAAATTATTGCCAACACTGGTAGGATTTAACACCATATGGGCTTGGATTAGCTGTATGGTATTGGCCCAGCACGTTATAAAATAAAAGGAAAATATGAGCTATCTATTTACAAGTGAAAGTGTTAGTGAAGGCCATCCAGATAAAGTAGCAGACGCTATCAGCGATGCTGTATTAGATTTAATGATGCGTGAAGGCAACCAAGCCTATCGTTGTGCATGTGAAACTTTAGTTACAACAAACCGAGTAATCATTGCTGGTGAATACAAGGGTATTTACAGTCATCAAGAAGTTGAAAATGCCGTGCGCCGTGTGATCCGTGACATAGGTTATGAGCAAGATGGCTTCCATTGGTCTACTGTGGAGATCACTAACTTGATGCATGGGCAAAGTGCAGACATCGCCTTAGGCACTGATACGTTTGGTGCAGGAGATCAAGGTCTAATGTTTGGTTATGCTATCAATGAAACACCAGACCTGATGCCAAGTGCTATTTACTACAGTCATTTGATTGTTAAACGATTAACTGCTGTGCGTAAAAGTGGAGCAGTATGGTTAGGTCCAGATGCTAAGTCACAAGTAACTATGGAATACAATGATGATGGTAGTGTACGTCGTATTGCTAAGGTAGTATGTTCAACACAGCACTCAGCTGAGATAGCTATTGAAGATGTATGTGAACAAGTTAAGACTATTATTGACACAGTTCTACCAGACAATCTGATTGATGCCAATACAGAATACTTAATTAACCCAACTGGCAGATTTGTAATTGGTGGTCCAGATGGTGACACTGGCCTGACTGGACGTAAGATCATCGTTGACACATATGGTGGTTATAGTCCACACGGTGGCGGCGCATTCAGTGGTAAGGATCCTACTAAGGTAGATCGTAGTGCTGCTTATATGGCTCGTTATCTTGCTAAGAATATCGTGGCAAGTAAAGGTGCCCACAAAGCTACTGTTCAACTCAGTTATGCCATTGGTGTTAAAGAACCCACTAGCCTGTTTGTTAAGACAAACCTGGGTATCGAGTTTGATAACACTATTACTCAGTGGATACGTGAAAATGTTGACCTTACACCAGCAGATATCATAAATAGATTTGAGTTGTTCCGCCCTATCTATAGCGAAACAACCAACTATGGACACTTTGGTAAGGCTAATTTGCCATGGGAAGAGTTAGATTTATTCAAGGATTAATATGATAAAGAAAATAATTAATAGCTTATTTGGCAGTAACCCAGAACCCGCAGTTATCAAAGAACAAAAAATCAAAAAGACTCCTAAAGAATTAGCTACAGAACGTGATGAACCCTGGGTAGAAGTATTAAGTATGGATATCGATAAAGATAATCCAGGAAATGGTGCTTTTGAATTAGATTGGAATGACAAATTTTTATCCAATTTAATACGTTCTGGATACCAAGGTAAAACAGATCAAGACATAGTAGATAATTGGTTCAAATCAGTATGTCGCAATGTTATACAAGAAAACTTTGAACAAGAGCAAGCTGATCCAGAAATTCGTGCCAGTAACCGCCGTGATTTAGGTGATGGTAGAACGGAAGTAAGTTGATCCTGTATGTCAATGGTGACAGCCACAGTGCTGGTGCTGAAGCGGTAAATTCATTTGCTTTCGCAAATGATGATCCACAGTACAAATATCTAGGAAGAGTTCCTCATCCTGATAACTTATTCGTTAGTTATAGTAATATCCTAGCAAAAAATCTTTCAGCTGAATTATATTGTGATGCCGAAAGTGCTAGCAGTAATGATCGTATTATCCGCACTACTAAACATTATCTTGAAAATAATCGTCCAGATTTGATCGTAATTGGGTGGAGCACTTGGGAACGTGAAGAATGGTTATACGAAGGCCAACGTTGGCAGATAAATGCAGGAGGCATTGGTAAAGATTGGCCCGATGCTGTCAAGCAACAATATAAACATTGGGTGACAAATATCGATCATAAACAAAAACAGCGTGAAACACAAGAGAAAATATATCAGTTGCATCAAGACTTGAGTAATATTCCCCATTTGTTTTTTAATACATATTCTTCATTGAAATTGGCCGATAAAATTAATTGGCAAGCAAGTTATCTAAATCCCTATGATGATGCTCAAACCTATTATAATTGGTTAAAGGATAAAAATATAAAAACAGTTGACCCAAATAATTATCATTTTGGTGCAGACGCACATCAAATGTGGGCTGATCATTTGACAAAAATCATAAATGAAAGTATAATAACTAAATGAGATATCTATTAGTTGATACCGCAAACACATTCTTTAGAGCCCGACATTCAGCACATCGCCAAAGTGATACTTGGGATAAGTTGGGTTTTGCTATCCACGTAACCCTAGCTTCAGTAAACAAATCATGGCGTGATCAAAAGGCCGATCATGTTATATTCTGTTTAGAAGGACGCAGTTGGCGCAAAGACTTCTATGAACCTTATAAGAAAAACCGTAGTGTAGCCCGTGCGGCTCTTACTGAAAGCGAAGCAGAAGAGGATAAATTATTTTGGGAAACCTTTGATAACTTAAAAACATTTGTCGCAGAAAAGACTAACTGTAGTGTTCTACAACACGGTGAATTAGAAGCTGATGATTTAATTGCAGGCTGGATACAAAGTCATCCAGATGATCATCATACAATCATATCCAGTGATACAGACTTCTATCAGCTCTTAGCAGACAACGTTAATCAATACAATGGTATCAGTGATGAGCTCCATACGCTGAAAGGTATCTTTGATAAGAAAGGCAAACCGGTCATAGACAAAAAGACCAAAGAAGCTAAGAAGATACCCAACCCACAGTTTATACTTTTTGAAAAGTGTATGCGTGGTGATCCTACAGACAATGTATTTTCTGCATTTCCAGGCGTGCGCACTAAAGGTAGTAAAAACAAAGTAGGTCTTGAAGAAGCCTATAGTGACAAAGATAAGAAAGGTTATAATTGGAACAACATGATGTTACAACGTTGGGTTGATCACAATGGTGTAGAGCATCGTGTGTTAGATGACTATGAACGTAATCGTATTCTAGTTGATCTAACAGCACAACCAGATGATATTAAAGTTAAAATGGCAGAAACTATAGCGGCCGCACAAGTACCCAAGAACATGCCCATGGTAGGTGCACAGTTCTTAAAGTTCTGTGGCAAGTATGATCTAGTTAAATTGAGTGAGAATGCTAGCAACATGGCCGAATGGATGATGGCTAGCTATCCACAGAAAGACTATGCATGATAGCAGATGGCAAGTTTCTCTCATTAGACCTAGAACTTAATCAACCGTCAGGAAAGATCATACAGGTTGGTGTAGCCATAGGTGATAAGAACACACGTTTTGAAGACTATGTGGTCCGTAAATGGTATATAGATCCTCAGGAGCCTATCAGTGAATTCATCAATGATCTGACAGGTATAACTGACGGTGACATACGTGCAGAAGC